TTTGGTTTTGCCGTATTAGGGGCGTTCGAAAGAACAAAGCTGCCTCCTATCTTCGGATCCACTGGATCTCCCTCCAAAAGAGGGCCTATCCCTGGTAAGAATTTACCAGAATGTGAGTCCTTTGTAGATAGTGTCAGATTCCTCTCTGATTACAGTGACGGTTTTCACCTTTACTGTAAGTACAAAGAAATCTTTAGTCAAGTCTTAGGACCTGACTTAGATTTCAGAGTACGATCCACTTTTGGAATGGATCTCAAAGAAAATGGATTTCACGTTGGACGTATCGGAATGATACAGGAACCTGGTTACAAGCTTCGTGCTGTAGCTAATCCTGGACGTGTCTTCCAGTTCAGCTTGCATAAGCTGGGCACAGGCCTTTACGAGGGTCTCAAGGTATTACCTTGGGATTGCACTTTCGATCAATCGAAAGCAATACCTCGTATCCAACAGGCGTTATCTGACAAGCAGAAAGCCTTTTGTGTCGATCTCCGTAATGCAACAGATTTCTTTCCGTTGCATTTACAAAAACAGTTACTCCTTGAGTCAGTTCCTGACTCTGAAGAGTTTCTGAAGCATGTAAAGCTTTGGTGTGATGTTTCCACATCACCCTGGCTTCTTAAGGGTCAACCGATTTCTTGGTCGGTTGGACAACCCTTAGGACTCTACCCATCCTTTGCTGCTTTTGCAGCTGCACATGGTTTTCTACTCTATGAGTTGAATAACCGAGTGTGGGATGAGTCGTGGTACATACTTGGAGACGACATCTGCATCCTCTCTGAAACTCTATATCTTAAGTACGTTGAAGCACTTAAGGATATAGGGTGTCCTACTGCTCCCGAGAAGACTTTGTCTTCCGAGAAAGTAGCTGAGTTTTCAGGTAAGCTCATCACTTCTTCGTCGGTTCATCCGATAATTAAGTGGCGAGACGTTAGCGATAACAACTTTGTTGATATTGCTAAATACCTGGGTCCAAAATCTCTTCCTTTTTTCCGTCCTCGTCAGAGGAGGGTATTGGAACAGATCTTGTCCTTCCCCACGGAAGGATTGGGTTGGAATCCGAAAGGAATTCCTCTCCAAGAACGGATAGATGCAGAGCAAAGATTTATTTCTTTGTCTTCTGAATTTACTCCGGAACTACAGACGAGCCGCTATCCTGAATATTGGAGAGACATAATGTCTTCTTCACTATTCAAATACATTCGTGACAACTTTGGGAAAGGTTTTCTCTCCCATGTTGACGTGAATGATGATCTCGACCAGAGATCATTAGCACTCGTGACGGAGATACTAGGTGAACAATATGCAAATATTGCTCACTTCGTAGCCGCCAACGCACAAGTGGTGTCGGGTTTTTCCCGTTTACCACAGCGTGCTCGCGGTGTGCATGAAGGTAGGCGCACTCAACTTGAG